ACAGGGCCCACACTTATTAAATGGAATGTAACCCCATTCCATCATTAGATGACTCTATTGAGATTAATCTAATTTGGTGGTCACTATCACCCTTCTTCTTATAGAGTTCATTAAATCCTTTTGCTAGACCTCTCTTGAAGATTTCAGTGAAGTAAGCAAAAGCATTATCAGACTTTTCTTCATTGAAGTTGTGCCAGTTTGAGAACATATCTAATAACCCAGATTGATAACAATCCATTCTATCATCATTATTGTAGTATCTCATTTTTTTAATAGTTCTTTTAGCAAGAACTTCCAACATTAGTTTGGAGTTTTTTGTTAATTTTCCTTGAGCCTTGGAGACAATAATCTCTATATAAAGGTCTTTATTATGTAAGTAAATGGCCGTAAAATTATTTTTTAATCCTAAAAAGGATTTAAAACCTTTCATGTTATATATTATCATCATGAAAGGTTTGGTATAAAGAAAAAAAAACCTCCATTTCTGGAGGTTTTTATTATATTTTTTAGATTTTTTCTCTTTCTCTTTCTCTGTATTGTAACTCTCTAATAGCTAATATTTCCTCTTCTAAAGCATCTCTTCTCTTTTTCAAATTACCAAGGGCAATTGATAAAGAGTTAGACTCACCAATCATTTGAATAGATCCTTCAATTTTACCAATGTTTAATTCAACGTCTTCCAATTTCAATGTGATTTCTCTTTCTTTATCTTCTAATTTTCTCTTAGTGATTAATTCTTTACTTAGATTATTCTCATAGAAATATGTTAAGTCATAATTCAATTCATTTCTTACTTCATTTACCAATTCCAAAGCTGATTCATATTTAAAGAACGAATGGCCATATCTTTCATCACATCTGTATAAATAGATTGCATTTTTATAGTTGAATGCAAAAACTTCTAAATGTGGATTAATCAAGTTAGAAACTCTTTTAACCACATCCATTTCAACAAATTTATTTAAATTATGTGAAGTCTCAAGTAAAATTGGATAAAAATTCTTATTTACGATAGGAATGATTGGAGAAGCAAATAAACTCTCTAGTGTAGTTTCTTTGTTCATAGCGTCATCATTGATGTAAATAATACCTTTCTTATTAGTAGAAAGACCAATAGTCAAGTTCTCAGAAACTCTGAAGTTGATTCTATCATCTGTAAGAGATGCAAATCTCATACCAATTTCAAGATTTCTTAAAGATCTTAATTTCTCAGAATCAGAAACATGGTTTTCTAATAAAGTTTTTTCAATGTTGTTTTCAGTCAAAATAAACCAAGAATCTCTAACTAAACAACAATAACCATCTTCTACTTGCTCAACAATAGTGTAAATTGATTCACCTTTACCACCAGACAATAAATTAGTCTTTTTCTCAGGTGATTTAACCAAGTTATGAACAAATAATTTTATTTCAGGAACCCAGTCATAAATAGCTAATTCATTTAAAATCTTAGACATTCTGTCTTGATCTGTATCTAAATTGATTGTTTGTAAAAGTACATTAATAGGTTGTCTGTATAACTCACCTTGGTTTTTACTATCCAATACATTATATAAATGTTTGAGTTCGTATAAAAGTTGATACTCCTTCATATCATCATTTAATGACTCAAGTAAAGATTTTACCGATTTATCAAAAGTATATTGCTTCAATTGTTCATTTAAAGACAATATAACCTGTTTTTCTGAAAGGTTATTGCAAGCATTTACATGACCTTCTAAGATAGATGAAACTTGAACATCTTCTACAGAGAGGTTTTTTCTAAAGTTGAATAACTCCAATTTGAGATTCTTCATAATAACAATTATTATTTTTTAGTTTTATTTATTATATATTAGTTTCAAAAACCACATTTTTTCATTTTCTAATATTGATTGAAGTATATATATAAATCTTTGATTTTATATCTTTTTTTGGTTATTCAAGTCCTGACTACTATATGGAGTTTTTGCTGTAGTTTTACCACTATTTTTCAATTCAACCATATTGTTATACCATCTTGTTTTCTTGGGTAGGGAAATTATATCTCTAAAATTACCCGCAGCATCTGGTGTAGAAAAAGCATTTGATGAAATTTGATTAATATCATCTACAACATTACTTGATTTAACTAGTAAATCATCACCGGAAATTATTTTAATAAAATCAGAACCTCTATTTGGATCAACTGAGACATTAATTTTCAAACCAGAATCCTTTAAATTAACATTCAAATAACTACCTTCTATTTTACCACCAGCACCAATTGGTATCACCATACCACCATCTGAAGATGTTGTAATAAGATGTGATTCTGAGAAAATTACTTCAGCTGCAGATTCTTTTACATCAGCACCTCCCGAAAATGGGTTTATCTGTATTTCATCATTTATTCCAACAAAATCTAATATTTTACTATTCATCAAAGAACCACTACCAATCGGAGCGGTTACTTTTATATTAGTGCCAAATATTTGAGCAGTATAATCCGTTTCATTGTTTATTTTAGATCCCAACTCTTCTACTTGTTCAGTTATCGTTGAAGTAACAAATTGAAAATTTTCTATTATAACAGTATTCTGACTAGGATAATCAGACACAACAGAAACAGGTTGTGATGTTGATACTGTCTTTATAAAATTTACTGTTGATGATGCTAAAGTTTCCTGTAAATAATCCGCGTTCGGTCTTATTAAATCAATTCTAACAGAAAGAGTTTGATTGATAAAGCTTGTCGAATTTACAGTATATGGTAGAATATCTGGTAATTTTGGTTTTCTAAATGCCGGATAATACGTTTGCACATCAAAAGAAACTGTTAATTTTATAGTATTATCCGATGTCAAACTCTTTTCTCTGTTAATCTCAATATTATTAGAATCTGGTATTTGCATTACAGCATCTATGTTCAGAAAGTTATGTTCAAAATACATAAACCTATAAAGCCATAATGTGTCCATTATTGCTTGACTACATTTGAAAGTATCGATTTCACTTGATAAATGTATTACTAAATCATACTTTGCAGTAATAGGTATAGCTCTAACTTTAGTTAAAATTTTTCTTATCTCATCATTATTTTCAACAACCATTTTCAACCAAACATTTGGGTTAGCAAATTCATCTCCCCTAATTTCATAACTAGTCAAAGTTAAATGACCCCTTGGTATAATATCAGTGTTTAAATCTACATATCTACTATTAGAAACAACGTCATCAGTGAAAGAATCTAATAAAAATCTCTCATCACCAGTCATAGAATAATAAAATGGAACATTGACAACTCTATCACCAGAGCTAAACTTATTAACCCATCTGACTTCTCCCTCAAGAGTATCCAGTACACAAACAGTTAAATCTCTAAAAAATACATCTTCAAAATTAAATCTTTCTCCAATCATGAAGGTATATATTAATATAATAATGGTTCTTAAAAACTTTGGTTGATTACTTTTTTATAAACATGACTTATGAAAAATTTACTATTATCTGAGAGATGGAGACCAAAAAATTTAGAAGATATAATTCTATTACCCAGAATTAGAAAAATATTTGAAAATGGTTTAAATAACAATGTTATTCTACATGGACACTTTGGTACTGGTAAGACCACACTATCTAGAATCCTAATTGGTAAATACACAAAGGATAAACCACTCTTGGAAATAAACAGTTCATTTTATACATCAATCGACACACTAAGAAGTAAGATTGATGATTTCTGCTCTAAAGTTTATATGGGATTTGACTTAGAAAAAGATATTGATAGAGATGAGACTAAATATGTTTTCTTAGATGAATTTGAAAGAACATCAATTCAATATCAAGATGCCCTAAAGGCTTATATTGAAGAGTTCTCAAGTAAAAATGTTAGATTTATCTTTACCACCAATCATATTAATAAAGTCTCAGCTGGAATCAGATCCAGACTCATAGAAGTAAATTTTGATTGTCAATCAGTAGAAGAGGAAAAATATTTAAAACAAGAAATTTATAAGAAAATACAAAATCAAATTTGTCCAAAGGAAGGATTTGAAGTTAGTAAGGAAGAACTTGTAAAAATAATTAATAAGAAATTTCCCGATTTTAGATCAATACTAATTGAGTTAGATAGTTATAGACTAACTGGTTCTTTAATTTCATCATCAACCACAAATATTAAACTAAAAAATGATACATATTCACTAATCTATGATAAATCAAAAACTTATGAGGATATTTATCATTTTCTTATGACTAATTTTGGACCAGAAAAAATAGATGAACTATTAAATTTATTTGGTAGACCCTTTATAGAATACTCACTAAGTGAAAAGAGAACAAATATTGAAAAATTATTTCAAGTAAATTACATAATTTCTGAAAATACCCACCTTTTAGAAACCAATACAGATCCAATAATTTTGGGAATGACAGTATTGGGTAAAATAAGAGACCTATTTTAATATATAATTTATGGCATTTGATTTTTCGGATTTTTATATTAAATATCAAGGAGTACCAAAATACAATTCTTCGGAATTGGTAGAAGATGATATTGTTAGAGTTATCATACAAAAATATGAATTGATATTATTTACCATTAAGGGTGAAGTACTTGGAGACCCAGACTTTGGAGCTAATTTAGATGAACTACTATATGAAACTTCAGTTTCGGAAGATTATGTCAAAAATATAATTTTAGATCAACTAAATGATTATGTACCTGAAATAATGGGAACCTCTTTTGATATTAAAGTAATATTTGTACAAGACCCAGAGAACTACCAAGACATGATGTTTATAAATCTAACAGTTGCTGATTATGATATAATAACCCAGATTGGAAGAATGGTTTAAATTGGACAACTAGTAGCTGTATAAATTAATTTCCAATTCCTCTTTATATTAACCCCCATTGATTCAGCAGAAATAAAAACATCAGATAAACATTCTGAATCAGCACCCCCAACTATTGTAACCTCTTGACCCCTTAACTCTTCAAATAAGTTATATAACTTTTTAGGGATTTGGAACCACTTATGATTATTACCAATATAAACTATTGCAGTATCTTCCTTCGTTTTAAATAAATCACCTCTTTTTAAACCATCTGATTCTTCTTTCGTTTTTATTAGGTCATAAGTTTCTTTGTCTAAAATCTTTTTGTAAAAATCAACATCTACATCATAGTTATATCTTTTTTCTATGATGTCTTTTTGATTTGGGAAATTATAAAGATCATTGTGAACAGGTATGTCTGGATTTTCATCAAATAGATAGTCTTTATCTACATTCTTACCATCGACATGGTTGTCCCACAATTGATAAACTTCTGAAAAATTCCCACAATACTTTTTTAGTTCATGCAAATACATCTCACTAAAGTATTTTCGAAATGATTTTTGTACGTCCACTATAATTAAAGTCCCATTCTGAAAATTTTCGAAAAGTTTTAAATATTGCATATTGTATATATTACTATGGACAAAAAAAAACACCGATTAATCGGTGTTTTTTAAAAATATTTTATTTTAGATTAAGCTGGTAGTTCTTCTTCACCTTCTTCCTCTTCCTCCTGAGCCTGTCCTTGACCCTGAACCTCTTCAAATTCTCCTTGACCCTGTGCCTGTCCTTGACCCTGTGCCTGTCCTTGACCCTGTGCCTGTCCTTGAGCTTGTGGTTGAGCCTGTACCTGTGCCTGTCCTTGAGCTTGTGGTTGAGCCTGTACCTGTGCCTGTCCTTGACCCTGTGATTGTGGTTGAGCCTGTACCTGTCCTTGTCCTTGAGTTTGAACCTGAACTTGTCCTTGAGACTGTGGTTGAGTCTGAGCTTGTGGTTGAGCCTGTCCTTGACCTTGTGCCTGACCTTGCGCACCACCAACTAAAGCAGTTGCTGAAAGTGTATCAGCATCTAATCCAGATTGTGCTACAAATTTCACTATTTCCTCAGCGATATCCATATCACCAAAGAATTGTCTAAGATTTTTACCAGTGTTATCCTTTACCTTCTTAACATAAGCGTTAATCAAAGACTGTGGAATGTCAATAGTGGTTTTAACCTTATAAATATCATTTACTTGGAAAACAGCTTCCTTAATGATTTCTTCTCTTCTTTTACCTTTTCTAAAGGATTGAAATTTTCTGATGTGATTCATCTTATCTTAGTAATTTTTTAAAATATTAAATTATATATTATAATCCAAAAATCATTTTTCAATGAAATAATAATAATAAAATAGTTGTTATTATAAAAGTAGCTGTACCTACATACGCCCAATTCCTCTCAGTTTTAACATTTGTTATTATTTTCTCAGAATTTGTGATGACTGTGTCTTTTTTCAAAGATGATTCTTCACATAATTTTCTATTTTTTTCCTCTAATTCTAAACTTGTTTTTAGACTATTAATAATCTTTTGTTTATTTACATCAGATGAATCTAATCTAGTAATTGTAGTTTTTAAAGAAATTACTTTTCTTTCATAATCATCAACAACCACAATAAATTTATTTATTGTAGAGTCACAAGAAATCATCATATTTTCAAGAATTAATTTTAATTCTAAATCATTTTTCATTTTTTTTACTTTTTCAATTGGCAAAGTAATACCAAGAGTATCTTTTCCAACAATATAATATTGTGGTAAGTTCTGTGAAAAAAGATTGATAGACATTAAAGTCAAAATAAGTGATAATAATATTTTTTTCATAAAAATTAATAGTTTTTAAAGAAATCTAATGTTTGTTGATTAGATGGTTTTTTTTGGTTCTTTTTCAAATCTTTGTACTTATTCACATTATTTTTCCAAATAAACTTGTATTTATTAACACTATCTAAAGATTTTGTTAATCTAATTTCTAGCTGTGAATTTTTAATCTTTAAATTAATAATTTCTTTTCTGTATATAGAATCTACACCAATCAAACTATCTGTTTGTAATTTAATCTTTTCTATCAGTGGTTTCAAAGAATCTCTTTCAGCTTCTATTCTATCTATATCACTTTTTAGACGCAGATTATCTTCTTCTAATTTGGAAGTTTCAGGTGTTTTTTTATAAATTTGATATCCAAGATAACCCAAACCACCCAAAATAGCTATACATAAAATTATTATCAAAAAATTTTTCATATATTTTATTTTTTTTTGAATTTTTTTTATATATTTGTATAGAATTATCCCCCACCAAAAAATAAATATATATAAGATATGTCAACAATAACTAGAGAACAAACCAGTGTACAAGTAGAAGAAATTCTAAGTAAACCTTATATTCTAATCCTACACAATGATGATTATAATTCTTTTGAACATGTGATAAACTGCCTAATGAAATATTGTGGACACGAATCCGAACAAGCATCACAATGTGCCCATATAGTACATTTCACAGGAAAATGTGATGTTAAGAGAGGTGACCACGAAACTATCCAAAAAATGTATGAAAAACTCAAATCAAATGGTCTGAGCGTGACAATGGAAATTGCTTAATATAAGTTTTTCGTTGACCTTGATATCATATCGTTATACATTCTCCTTCTACGGTTAACATTCAATAAAGCTTGATAATCAACCCCCTCTACATAATCCACCTTACCTAATGTATTTTTATATTGGGATAATTTATTTGGATCAACTATTTTTGTAGCATAATCCTCAACCATTTCTCTAAATTCATATTTGGAAAAAACACTTGATAAGTTAACGAGTGTCATTACTGTATCATCATGCCCCATATCAGCAGCGTATCTAACATTTCCTGAACTTGTTATATGTTTAACAAATGTGGTTATTTCTCTGATATTATCCTCATTTGTAATAATGAAACCTTTCTTATCCATATTATCTTGGTAATCTTTTACCAACATATTTTTATTATCACCAATCTTCAATCCAACCTTTTCTTCTGTTGAATCAACCCTGTGCTTATATCTGAAAAATACACTTGATCCATAATTATTATTTCCCTCAAAAAGACCTGGCAAATGTGCCAAAAACTCATTCCCATAGTTGTTAAGTTCTAAAACCACCTTAAAATTTTCATAATCGAAATATTCAAACAATAAGACATAAAATAACTCAGCTAGTTGTCTAACAGAAACATGATTTGATCTATAAATACCAATCTGTTCTAAACAAAAGAAATCTGTTAAATTTGTATAATTACCACTCTGAACTTCAATTATTTCATCTGATTTTGGTGAAATTTTAAAAATATTAATAACAGAATAATCTTGACCCAACCCCTCTGATATATCCACAGAAATTACACCCCTTACTGACTTTCTTTCAATAGGAGTAAAAATAGATGGATCATCTACCCAAACCAATTCATCATATGAGAATTTTAATCTTTTTTCAAATTCCTCCATTTTTTCATGAATATAGTTTTTCTTATTATTTAACAAATTCTCAATTACATGCTCACTCAACAAAGACCTTGTTGCGTTTACAAACCTAAGTCCATATTCTTGATTAAAAGCGTCCTCACCACCAATATCCTTAATAGCTTCTTCTTTCCAAGTCGTTACTTCAGCAATATTATAAATTGAAATTTCTTTACCCTCATTGTTAAGAAAATTAAAGGATTTAGCCATCTGATCACTACAAAAATCATTATTATAAATATAAATAACATCTTTAGTAGAATCTGTATGATATCTCATCTCAACCTTTGTTATCTCACCAAATTCTTCTTGAGCCTTTTCTAAAACATATTCTTTAGTTAAACCATACTCATATAATTTATGGTTGTTCAATTTGAAATAAGTGACAAATCTACCAGCAACTTGATACCAATAAACTCTCATAGCCCTATAGTTATTCTTTAAAGGATCCCCATCAGGTCTTTCTGAATCACTCAATAGTCTATAAAATAGATTCATACCATTTGGGGTAGATGTAATTACAATTTTAGAGTTCTCAATAGCCGAAACTGTTGGAAAAGCAGCAGTATAATAAGGTTCAATTATGTTGGATGGGATGTGAGCGAACTCATCCAAGTATAAAAAGTCAATTGTATAACCAATAGCCGGTGTTTTACTTCTAGCAGATGATTTAATCCTACACCCATTCTCAAATGTTATAGATTGTTGATTCCAGTTCTTTATACCAACCTTCAAGAAAAATGGTAGTTGAATATAGATATTCTTGATTTTATCAATGATTTCTATTGTAGTACTTCTGATGTTAGCTACAATCATAATGTTTTTATCATTATTGAATGTAATAAAATGCAGCATTGTAATAGCAGCATTTACAGTTTTACCAATTTGTCTAGAACCACAAAGAATACTAAATCTATTTTTTGTGTAAAGATCCAGAATTTTCCTTTGGTAATCCCTCAATTTTATGTTTTGAACAGAACCATCTTCTGTTTTAATTCTACAATATTTTTCAGCAAAATAATTAATATCAAGCTTACACTTAATGTATTCTTGAATTTCATCATCGGTCATCATAAAGGTCAAACCAGACCTTCTAACACCAACTTCATTTTGGAACCAAGGATTTTGGAATCTCTTTATTACTACACCATCATTAATTTTATCAGTTGTTTCTGTAACTAATTGAGTGGTGAATACTATTTTTCTTTCAACTTCTTGCTCTTTCTTTTCCGCCATGAAAGACTATATTTTCGATATATATGGCAAATCTACAAGGCTCATATGAGTAAAAAAGAGGAAAAAATCAATAGTTTACAAGAGGAATTCTCAAGAATACAAGATGAAAACAAAGATTTGGATGTATCCAAATACTTAGCAAAAAGGGAAGATCTACCAGATTTAGGGGAAATACAAATCTATGATTATGATAAAGACTCTGATGAAAGTATTGAGTCAGCTGAGGAAGTTTTAGATGCTCTTTTTGAATTATATTTTGGTGATATTGAGGGTATCACACAGAACAAATACCTAACTAAAAAGGTCAAAGAAGACGCACAAGTTTATGCAGAAACCATTTTTTTACAGAAAATGACTAGGAAAAACTTCTTAACTCAATTAAAACAAGTTGATAATGGTGATACCTCAGCTAGAATGCATGAAGTTGTAAACCAATCTATCTCTCAAATAAGAGACAATATCAAGTTCGCTCAAAGTCAAAGAACGGATTTAGAAAAGTATTATAGAGATATGAGAAAAGATTATGATAGAATGATGGAAAATATCAAACAAACTAGAATTGAACAAGGAGTTGAGGCAAAAGCTGATGGTAAAATAGTTGATGCTAGAAGTCTAAACGATATGATTGATAAAATGATTAAGAATAGGGATTAAAGTTCTCAAATGTTTTTACAATTTTAGATATATTCAATATAACCTTTTCAGAACTTCTTTTATTCATTTTATTCTCATTTTCTTTATGAACCCATAAGTTTGGTTTGAAGTCTTGAACATTCTCCTTAATAACACTTCTTAAACCATCATCACTTCTTGAAAGTAGGAATTCTAATAGATTATTCATTTCTTTAGTTATTTTCAGAGTTTCTGAATAGTTATCATAAAAATGTATCTGGTCATATCGTGTTATTTCCTCATCTTTGAACTTATCACCTTCTGTTTTATATCCAACCAAGTGTTGTAATAAAAGTCTCATTTTTTTTAATTTTATATCATCATCATTTTGATTCATAAAGTTCTCAGATATTGGATAAAAAGTTTTTATTTTTAAACCATTTTTCTCAAATTCCTCTTTTATTTTCTCAATTATGGTTTCATAAGTTCTCTTAGTTTGTTTAGAACATATGATATAAATATCATCAATATTATTCTTTAACTCAAGTATAACATCTTTATTAATTTCAAACTTCATTTCCTCTATTAAAGATTTATTCATAAACTCTTGTAGGGAAATAGCCAGGTTTGAGAAATCAATGTTATAAGATTTAGTTTTAATTTTAATCTTATTCATTAATTCTGTTGGTAGATAATAAGTCCTACCATTGAAATCTACTTTATTTCCTTGGTTTTTGAAAATACCACTCTTTATTAGATTAAAATCAGATTTTGATATTTTAACTATAGGAGTATTGGCATTTTTTTTATCAACAACCCAAGCTTGGTTATCCATCTCTAAAAGTACATTCAAGTCAATAAAAATTCCTCTTAACATATTAGTATATATTTAAATAAAAAACCCACCAATTAAGGTGGGTTTTGAATTACTTTATTAAATTCTTACTTAATGCAAATTCATATAAGACTGGTAGATTCAGATGTTCAATAAATCCATTTTTAATATCTTTTAAATTTTTAGATTTCTTTAAAATCCATCTTATTACAAATTCAAACTCTTGAACAAAATGAGTGTCACATTCAGACCAAGATTTATTATAGTTGTGTAATTTAATCCATTCATTATCACCACCACTTAACCAATATAAACATTTTCTTGGGTCAATATGGTCTAAATCGATATTTATTTCTTTGGACCATATTGAATTATTTATTTGTGGTTTTCTCATCAATATTGCAACTGCTTCAGCAACATCTTGAGTTATATGGTCTTCAATTTCAAAAAAGACTTGACCATTATTTTTTTCATTTACTATAACAACATCTAAAATTTCCTCTTTTATGTTATTATTTCTGGTAAAACGTTTTTTTCCCATAAAAAAAACTATTTTTTTTTATATCTAAACCATCTTTACTCCACTTATGAATTTTCCATAGAGGTTCCCATTTTCAAAAATACCATTTTCAAAAGTACCATAAAAATTACCATTTTTAAAAATTCCGTAATTCCAGAATCCTGAATAAAAATTACCCCCATGCCAAACCAAAGTATTCTTTCTGATCTCGATTTGTGCATCTTCGATTTCTGAGTCTATTAACCAATGAAAATTATTTTTTTCGAGGGCGGCCTCTATCTGCTTTTGATTTGTGATCTTTTTATCACCGTAGATAAGTTCTGTGAAACGCATAACTGTAAATTCATAGTTATATATTCAAGCCCAAATTACATTTAATTATCAATTCATAATTTTATGGAAAAATTGGAAGTGGGTAAAAATTATTTTTTTAAAATTTACGGAGAAACCTTTTTTCTATCTTATTTAAAGATTCTAAACCGGATGAACTTATTTTATCTAATATTTCATCCAAATCTAAATTTCTTTTCTTAAACCCCAAAGGTTGCAACCCCATAATATAATTCGTGAAATCTTCCGTGAATTGTATTTTATCAGTTCCAGTTTGTATTATAGCTAAAATATTAAAGGTAATCCTATCATAGAAAAAAACATCAACTACACCTTTATAACCAAATAACTTTTCATCTGATATTAAATCTTCTGATATACCATTGTCTTCTCTCAACCTAGTACAATCACCCATGGTTTTACAAATCCTCAAATCTAATTTAACAATATTATCAGACCACAACATATTAAAATGTATTTATTTTATTTTTTAAAGTGTCTATTGTTTAAAAGTTAATTTTCAACGTATAGATAATAATATATACCTAAAATCTAACTTCGTAAAAATGCGATATTTACACAAAAGAAATGAATTTCTAATCCAAAAAAATATACTATCAACTAGTAAAAATTTTAATGTAAATGAGGAAATAAAAACATCCACCTTGGTTAAGGAAGCACTTGAGAATGACATTACTTGGGGTGGTTCTATGATTGGTAGATTGATCAATTCAACACTAAGAAGGTTTAAAATTGGATATAGTCAAGTAAAAGTTGAACCTCTTGTGAAAAAACTTGAAGATGAATTAAACTATTTGATTTCAGCATCAATTGAGGGAGATACTTTGAAAAAATACAACGAATTATTAATAAGAAGTTACATTGAAGAAATTAGGAATATTTGTCTGGGTAATATGACAGACCCAGAAAAATTAGTTGAATTACTTGGACAAAGTACTGGACTATATGATCCAAATGATCCGACTAGAAATCAAAGAACAATGGCGATAGTTCAAGAAGCTCTTGATGTTATAACAGATGATTTGAAAGATTTGAAAAAGATTTTTGGTGCAGAAAGAGACAAACTTATAGATAAATTATCGGATTTTAATGATGATCTTAGGAAATTAACAGTTCCACAAGGCACACCCACTCAACCAACACAACAAGGAGCTGTGAGTAATTTCAACCTTAATTTTTTGAATACTCTAGATAAATTAAAAGATAATGGATTGGTAAATGCTAGTTATAATTTTGATAATAAGTTTTTAACTTCTTATAAGTTATTTACGGAAACTCGTTTATTAGAGAATGAGGAACAAGGTCAACAAGTTGCTACAAATATACCAACTGATAAAAATAAAAAAACAACCAAAACACCAAAAACCACAGACCAATCTACTGATAAATCTAAAATTACCAAAAGTGAATTTGATAGTGTATATAACTTAGTAAACGGCAAAAAAGAAGAAGACCAAAAGAATAATCCAGATGTTATAAAACTTTTGAATGATATTGAGACTAATGTTCCAAAAGATAAATTATCCACTATAAAAGTAGAGTATGATGGTAAAGATATCACACTTGGTGACGCAATTCAAAAATTGAAGACTGAGACTGTAAAAGAATCAAGATATATTATTTTAGAAAATGCGTATGTACCAGGTGGTGCTGCTGGTCCACAACCAGGAGGAGCATCAGGAGGTGGTGGTGCAACTCCTAGCACACCACAATCTGTTAAGGATATATGGGATTTATATGAGTTTGATGCTACACCAGGCATCACTAGGTTAACACAAAGAGAAGTTGATGAACTAGACTCTTTATTGACCAAAGGAACACAAAACCTGCGATATGAACCAGAAAAAAGACCAGATCCTATTGTATCTATAGCTAGAATTTTTGGAGAGGCTCATCAACTTTATTTTACTGAGGTCATACCATCTGGTAGACCAAATGGTAGAGTTTCTCAAAAAACATTCAGAGAATACTACCCATTGGGGAAGGAAAGGGGTAGTGCTTGGAAGGATGGAGAAGCGCCAGCAGGGCCATTTGCTGTGAAGTCTGTTTTCAATAAATGGAAAACAGGAGTTGAGAAACTTTTGATGAATCAAGAATATCGTAAAATTTTAGCAAATGTTAAATTTGTAGTACCAGGTGCTGAAGATAAGTTTAATGATAATTTCAATACCAAGGTTTTTGAGGAGGCAGATCCAGTTGATACTGGTACACCAGTAACAAAACAATCAGATGGGCAAATTCTTTTCCAATTTATGAATGATATGTTGGATAAAAATAAAATTGATGATTTTGATACTTTAAGGTCTACTCTTATGAGTAAATATTTTGGAATTAAAATGTCAGATAAAGATAAACAGCCTAAGAGCCAGCAACCAGAAAGACAACCTACAAAAGATGGTATCGAGGCAAATGTAACTTATTTTAGTAGTCTACAAAATCCAAAAATAGATGTATCTAAGTCTAAATTTTATGCAATACCTATAAAGAAATTTATTGGTATTAATGGAAAACCACACGACCTTATGTTTTTACAAGTTATAAAGAAAGTAACTGTTAACGCTCCAGACGATGCAATACTAGTAAGATTCACATATGATGATCCTATCATAATGACCAATTATCACAAAAAGGCTCTCTCTAATACAAAATATAATGATTGGTCCCAATATACAGCAGCTACAACAACATTGTACTATGGATTGATGAAAGCATCTCAAACAGATATTAAAAATGGAAAAAAATTCACACTATTTTATGGCAATGTCAATAAAAACCCAATAACACAAGTTTATACTCTAGAATACACTGTGACAGAGGGTAAAAGATCACTGGCCTCAAATCAAGAAATTGAGGTGAAATCATCTAAACTAGTCACAAATGATAATACATCAACTGAAGTTAAGGATATCACATTATCTAGTGGTTTCGAAGGTAAAATGATGGCTAATGATCTACCCACACACAATGAAAATTTAAATAAGAATGTTCAAAGTGTTAATAAGAAATTAATTGATGCATTAAAAGAAGAATTTAAAAAGATTCCTTAATCGTATTTGTTTCTCTCAATTAAACATCTTATCTTTGTAAAAAAAATCACTAATAAGTATGTTTACATTCAATTGTTTCTGTATAGATCTCACTATCTTTGATACACCAGAGGATATTTTAGAATTTCTGAAATCCAACAAAATTGATATACATATAGATTACAATAATCTATATCAAGCCAAAACTGGTTTTTTTACACATGGAGTTGGTATGAACAAAGTTTGGATTGATTCAGTGACATATTGTGTCACAGCATATAAAACAGATACTGAATCAAAATTTACTGTTCAATATGTAGATTATATGAATTCTATCGAACCTCTCAGTTACGGCGAAGGTGTTACTCAATTAAAATCACCATTCAATACCAATAACCTTCCCAATTATAATACCATAGATGAAATCCTAGATAAGATTAACAACTTTGGAATGGATTCCTTAAACGAAAAGGAGTTGAGTATTCTTAGGTCTCAGTAATTATCTACCTCTAGCATCGTCTTTGATGTTCTTATGAACTTCATTCCAAACTGATTCAGCAGCTTCATAAATATTTTTAGCTGATACACCACTTAACTCAAGTCTTTCACTTTCTGGTTGAACATTGGAATTTCCATAAGATCTTTTAGCTCCCCTACCACCCACAGTATCTCTAACCCTAATTTCCCTACCACTCAATCTATCGTGATGTTGGGTTTGAGTTACACCAGCTTTATTAATTGTTACTGTATATTCTGGTCTATTTGTAGTTTTATAATCCAAATGTTTTATAATATCTACTTTATACTTTTCTACACTTCCTTTAAATATTTTATCAATGAAATAATACCAGTTATTATTAGACTTATTTATGGTGGTTTCGTCTTTAACACCAGATCTATTATAAACCCTTGGCATATTATTAATGTGGTTTAAGATTTCTCTACCCAAATCTGTATCCTTTTTATTAGATATATCTAAAGATATTTTTGAAAAAGCATTGCTAACTAAACCAGCTCCCTTTCCTATCAAACTACCTAATGAGGAAAGTTCATTGAATTTCTTAATATGTTTCATTTTTTTTGGTTATGGATTTTAGATATATATTAAAATGATTATAACTAAATTCAACATCTTTTTAAAAGAAAAAATTTCAGTAATAAATACTGATAGCCCATCAGTTGCATCATCTGCTAATAAAATAAATGATATAGAAAATCATATAAAAGAATTCAATCAAAAAAAGGTTGATTTAGAGAATATTTATATGACAGCAACTGATGAGAAAAACTTAGTTGCGAATTTATCATCTAGAAAATTCATAAATCCAGTTAGTAGTAAATCACAAATGCAATTTTTTAACCCAATACTCAGTAAATATGCTGGAGTATGTGATCTGAAAAAACAAATATTTGATTTAGAAAAGGAACAAGGTACAGTTGATAATTCAATAAAAGATAAACAATCTGAAATTGGTTCAAATCCTACTGCGAAAGATAGTTTAACAAAAGATATACAAACTAAAAAAACTGATATTGAAAATATCAAAAGGAAGATCAGTGAAATAAAATCAGAATGTGATAGGTTAGAAAGATTAACCATGGATGAACTTCAAGAAATGCAAAAAGAGATACAATCAGGTACAAAAGAAGTAAATCAAGCAAGATCTCAAAATTGAAAAAAGTGACTTTTAACCTAAAATATATAAATTTATATTGTTAGATATAAAACAAAAAAATGTATAAAAATTGATTTTTTGTTTTTATATATACAATAAATAAAAAAAAAAGAAAAAACTATGGAAGAAATTCAAATTGGGAAAAATAAAAAACCGGTTATTTTCTTTAAGAAGTTTATCCATTCATTATTACA